AGGATAAATCTCTAATGTATTATCATAGAGTAAATACACAGGGTCTGTTGCTGTAGCAAACTCCATATCTACACTATCTTGAACCCTTCCTCTTTTAAAACTCTCAACATATCTACAAGGTCTTTGAATCCCACTACTATCCGCATCAAGTCTTAAAACACTTAGTATTCTGCCTTTTGTATCAACATTTGTCAAACTACTTGGTGAGTTATTTAAAGTTGTTTTATCTGAACACTTGTACAGCATTGACAATGGCAATGCGTTTATAACTTCCTTAGCACCTGCTGTCATGAAATCATCCATAGCAGTTTGGTCTGAAAAAGTTCCAATTAAATCTTGTATCTGTACATCAAAATTAGCCATTTGCTATTCCCGCCTGCTTTACTTTTTCTTTCCAGAATTTATTGCTTTTTGAAATTTTATCTTTGTTAATTTTGTCTATATGACTGTCCATACTAACTGTAGAAAATTCTATATCACTTCTCTTACCTATCTCACTTTGCATAAATAAATTAGTAGTATAAACAGACTGAGAAGCCTTATTACCACAGCTTCTGCAGTAGAACCATTGTTCTGGGTTTGGTGTTTTACAATGTATGCAATTCATATTTTCTCCTTAGATTTGGGGGTCATCCTTTATACGACAACCCCCACAGTTCTAATTACTGTTAACTTTATTTATTCAGTTTATGCCAATGTCATATGGTCAGCATCATGCTCTTGACCATGTACATAGTAGTTATTGCCATCGCACATTAACTCAGCCCAATCTCCGGGAGCCGCAGTTGAAGCAACCCATATGAGTTCATCAACTCCAGACTCTGCTGATTCAGCCGCCGCACCATCTGCAGAAGCAATCATGCCAATTAAAGTATCTTCAGATGAATCTGGGATAACTTTAACTGTTCCACTGCCAGCATCGGTAAGGATGAATTTTGCGTGCCATCCAGCTCCAGCATCAGCCGCCGCTGGAAGAGTAATATCAAATGAAGCATCTTGGTCTAATGTAAAAATTTTACCAGAATCATTAGCTGTTAATGTTCTAGCGGCAGTTACATTTTCGACCTTCAGCTTTAGCTTACTGCTACCACTATTTTGCTCTAAATAACTTGCTCTAGCCATTATTAAACTCCTTCTAAGTTGATTAGATAGTGACTTTCAGGAAGAGAAACTTCCAATCCAGCCTCAGTTAAAATCATATCCTTACGAAGGTCTTCGTCAGCAGACTGAACATTAGTAGAGATTTGAGTATCACGATTAACTCCATTGCCTACCAATGGTCTGTAAGCTACGTTATCCATATCAACCATACATAAGAAACCAGAAGCAAAGCCCCTAAATAGAGGTTCTTTTACTAGGTTCATTGTACCGTGAATAGTTTCAACCTGTAAAACTGTGTGCCCAAAAGAACCAACAGATTTTTCCATGTTGTAACGCAATTCATTAGCAATAGACTGGTCAACAAAAGATGTTGAGCCTAGCTTGTTAAAGAATGTAATTACAGGTAAACTAGCGAGTGCTAATTTAGCATCTGAACCACCCCTTGCTGGGTCATACACGACTTCAAAATCAGATAGTATTCTATCGTATGTTAACTCAGAAGTTGCAGAAGACCTGTAATAAGGAGCACCTGAAGAGTAGGAAAGAGCACTATCATCGTGAACGGCAGTACCATTTTTAATGATGTGTCCTGCAATACCCTCAGTATACTGTATACCGCCAACTGTTGCTTGCTGACCAAACAACATTGCACGCTCAATATCTACTTTATGCTCACGAAGTTTAAGATTCCAAATTCTTTGGAACTCATCTGCGTATCCACGATAACGAGTTGCTCTGGCAGTATTTGACATTTCACAAGCTGTTTTAAAAATCTGAGTTAAACCAGAATCGCTTGTTAGTTCTTCTGAAAAAACGTCTGGAGAACCTGAGCCTTCAACAAAAGATGTACCAATTACAGTACATTTTGCATTGTCAGCAGGTGCTTCAGCTCCATCAACTGAAGAAATTGTCTTACCAACAAATGAGCTTGTATCTCCATTGTCTACTGGTGAAGACTCCACCCGAACAATAATTGTCTCAGGTGCATTATTTTCTGCGTATTCAACTGCAAATACCATTCCTTTAATAAGAAAGTCTACTGAAGCTCCAGCAGACGTATCCACAGTGTATGTTAAACTAGAACCAGCCGCAGGTACACTATGAGAACCGTTAAGTAAAAAACTTCGGTCAGTCATAGAAATCTTGGTTCTGTCTTCTAAAAATCGAAATTGTGGGTCATCTGTGGGAACTTTAGCTACTTTTGAAAGATACACGAAAAAAGGTGATTCTTCTGGAGCCAAGTCCGCTACACGGTCTGAGAAGTTAAATAACCTACGAGTATGATAGCCTGAAGCAGGCTCACCCGGGGTACCAACATTCACAATTCCTTGATTGTAAGTTGCCATTTAGGACTCCTTGTTTATATTTTAGTATTTCTAGATGAGTTCATAACTCCTTTCCACACATCATCTAGCTCACTAGGTTGTTCAGGTGCAGAACCTTGAACTACTCCAGCCGTAGTTGGAATATTCTTGGTCTTCTGAACAGCCTCTAAATTCGGTGATACCTTATCTTCTCCGCCTTTATACCTTCTATAAACATCAACCAACATATCCAAAGGAAGGTCTTCCCTAGGTGTGGTTGCAAATTGTATAAAATCCTCTGCCATATTCGGGTCTGATATACCGTGCTTAGTTGCTAAATCTTGTTTCAAGTTGTTAATCGCCATCTGTTGCTGAAACCCAGCCATCTGTTCTTTAACAGCTTGTTGAGCAACAGCTTTTTCTTGTTCAACCCTCATTTCATACGAAGGTGAACCCGGCTTGTAATAAGCTTCCCAAGGGTCAAAAGAATCTTCTGTAACCTTAGGGGCTTCTTCTTTACTAGCTGGATTACCACTTAAAGTGTTTTTCATAGCATCAACAACATCTGGTCTTTCTTTTAAAACCTTTCCCAGTTGTTCATACTTGCGTAGTTCATTAACTTCATTATTAAGCTTGTCGTAATCAGCAGATTTCTTATCATACATTGATTGAAATTTTTTAGACTCATCAACAACTTCCTCTGACACAGGTTCTTCGGTATTAACTCCAACCTGCTCAGGCTGAACAACTTGTTCTAAAACTTCGCCTTCAACTCCTTCTATTGTGGTATTATCGTGCATAGTGTCTTCCATTATATTCTCCGATTTCTTTTAGTTTAGCATCACCTTTTAAAAGATGTCTGTAAAAGCAGAACCGGGTAAACTTCCCACTACTTCTGTTTTCATTAGCTTACAGCTTGGGTTTCTGAATCAACAATTCTTTTTAGATTATCAACTTGAACCTTAGTTTTAAACTTGGTATCATTTTGAATTTCATTAAGCCTAGATTTAAACTTCTCAGTCTCAGCCTTCTTCCTAGAGCTTATAGTTTCACGCTCTGCTGTCTGAAGGTCTCCACTAAGTTTTTTAACCTGAGATTCTAATTGTTGAATATATGATTGCATCTTAACCATCTGACCCTTTCTCTGTAAGACACCTTGTTTGTCGAAGATTTCAGTTTTCTTTAAAACCTCGACATCATCTACCAGATTCATCTTATACGCTTCAAGGTACATATTGTATTCAGCTACCCTATTTGAAGGTAAAGTGGAACCGGATATAATCCTCACGTCATAATGCCCAACCGTGATGTCGTTTTGTATAGCATTAACTTCCTGACTTCTATCATCATACATATTTACCGTAAATTCTGTAATATCATTATTCGGCTGTACAATTCTAAATGTCTTTGCGTAAGTATAATGACCCTTAGCTAGGTTATATAAATTTTTACCTAACCTTGTCAAACTTCCTTCGATATCTCTTAATTTTGATTTACCACGAGTTTCGCCCATCTCGGCAAGCATCGCAGTTCCTCGAACAGTTTCAGGGGCTCCTTCTTTGAAACCCTGCATAAGTTCTGGGATACCGAAACTTAAATCTATATAGTGCTCTAGTCTACTCATTAAATTATAAAACTCTCCAGATAATGATTGTGGGGCAGGAAAGTGAGGTGCACCAAATTCGGGATTATAAGGTATTACAGCATTAGGTCTTGCCCAATCCTGTTCTAACTGCCCCAAATCATCCACACTCCCCTCAGGAACCATTAATTTTAATCCAGCTGAGGCTTGTGCGTGAGAGAGAGTGAGAGAAAAAAGTTTATTTAAAAGTCTTTGTGAATCTTTTACTTTTGATATATCAGACTTTGGATAAGGAGTTCCTGTCCATATGTTAGGAACTGGTATTACCGGATATATGTCTGTATTTAATATTTGCTCATACAGCAGAAGGTCTCCTGCTGTTGCTGAGACTTTAATTCTTGTCTGAGTAACTTCAACTATTTCTATCATTTCTGCTTGTATTAATAATTTAGCTTCTTCAGACGCTACAAAATTTTCATATTTTTCAACATCAAGTATAACTTCTGAACCATCTTGCTTATTGAAAATTCTATAAAAAGGAACCTTTACCTTTGAAAATCTTTCTAGTATTCTATATTTATTTACTCTATTATATTCAGATTCATATGTAGAATCTGGAGTGAAAGACTGTGAAGAGTTTTTTCTACCAGAGCTAGGATAGTCTTCCTCATCGTAATAACTTTCAATTTCCCCTATAAAAGGTTCAATTTGAGGATACATATTTATTAACTGGTCTTCAGTAAGTATAGTGGAAAGAATTATTCCGGAAGCATCATCTCCATACCTATGTCTTGATGCAGGGTCTATGTAAACACGAAAAGGGTCTAAATATGTGTATTTAACCTCACCTCTTCCATAATCAGCTTCTGGGTCTATATATGCGTATAGATAACCCATGCCAGCAGTTGCGTAATCATGTACTGCTTGTTTAAACTGAGTATCCCCATCAGATATATCCCATATATACTCAAGAACAGTTCTCCAAACATTTGTTATTCTACTGTCTGAGTCTTCTCTTCCTACAGCACTATATTTTGGAGACCTTGAAGTTAATAAAGATTTTAGTTTTTCAATAGCCGCATATACACGGTCTATAACAAAATCTCCTTGACCAACAGC